CGGGCCCCGAACCAGTTGAAGATCTCGAACGCCAGCCGCTCGCGTGTGCCGACCGGCCAGAAGGCGCGGAAGCGCGCCTTGTCGTCGGGCGTCCATGGGGCGTGCTGCACGGACTTCGGCGCGGGCGGGCGCGCTATGCCCGCGGTCGGGTCGCGCGTCACGAGGAGCTGGCGGGCCGCGTGCTTCGCGAGCAGCCGCCAGAGTTTGAGCCGCTTCACTGCATTGTGCCCCTCGACCGCGGCGAGGTCCGCGAGGACGTGCTTCTCGAGGATGCCGCGAAACGCGACATGCCCGACGCGCCGCACGAGGTCGTCGGCCTGTGGACGCAGCGCGCGGCGGTAGCTTTCGGAGAGGCCCAGCCACGCCTCCGACCGGGCGAGCCCCTGCCAGACGGCGGCGAGGCTACCGGGGGCGGCGTGGCGGCCAGGCTTCTTCTGCCCGACGAGCGCCTCGGCGGCTTGGTAGGCCGCAAGGAACTCCGCGGAGGCTTCCGGCACATCGACGGGGAGCGGCAGGCCCGTGCCGCGGTGATACTTCCACCGGACGGGTCCGCCCTTGACCTCGGCCACGCGACGGACGCCCTTGATCCTCACAGCCCGAAGGCCTTGTCGATGTCGTCGCATCCCCGGTCCTCCTCCGAACCGCCATCATAGGGGAGCTCGTCCAGGTAGCCGTCAAGGTCCTCGCGCATGTAGCCGACGATCCCGTCCGACATGCGGCGCCGCCCGATCGGCAGCTTGCGAAGCTGCGACTCGGAGATCCCGAGATACTCGGCCGCGACCGCCGGGCGCATGAAGCGCGGGGTCACGCGGAAGGGGTGGCGCGGGGCGGTCACGGCTTCCTCTCCGGCGCTTCCGTCCGCCCGCAGAGCTTGCACGGCTTGCCGGCAGGCTGGCGCGCATAGGCGCAGACGGTGCAGAAGAGCGAGCCGGTCACGCCGCCACCTCCATCGCATACCCGCCCCACTGGTCGGCCATCGCCTCGGCGATCCCTAGATACGTGCGGCTGCGTTCCTTCCAGCGATCTGGGCCCGGCGGCATCCGGTGAACGCGGCTCCATGACTTGTGCTCGTCAGTGCCTGGCGCGGGTGGCGTCAGGCGGTGCGTGGGGCGCAGCTCCGGCAGGCCGCGGCGGTAGAAGCCGGTCGCCTTGAACGCGGCATCGCCAAACCACCACGGCTGCACGATCTGCGGCGCGGGGAGATCCGCGGGCAGGCGCTCGCGCGCGTGGCGGTGCATCACCGGGTTTTCCAAGGCCACGCGCTTGATCGGGGCGCGCCAGCACGCGGAGAAGAGCGCGGCGCCTTCCTCAAGCTCGGCCCACATCTCGGCCTTCGTGCGGCCGGGCGGCGGGACGTGCAGCCACCGGACGCCGGAGTTGCAGAGCCGGGTGCAGGGCGGGTGCATCACCGCGAGGAGGTCCCAGCCGTCCGCCAGCACGTCCCGCACGTCACAGATCATGTGCCGGTTCGAGCGGTCCTCGGCCGGGAGGAGATCGCAGGACCAGGCGTCGTGTCCGCGCACTAGGAAGGCGTTGCGTACGCGGCCGGAGGTTTCGCAGCCGATGAGCACTCGCAAGGGGCGCATCACTCTCCCCTCCTCATGTCGGCGATGATGTCCTCGACGGGGCGCGGGACGCGGCCAGTGCCTTGACAGCTGGTGCAGGTGTCGGTGTCGGGAACGGGCACTGCACGCATGGTATTCACTCCTTCACCCGGTAGGCCGGGCCGTTGAGGGGTTTCCGCCATCCCGAGCCTTTCGAGCCGGGGATGAGCGCCTTGCGTTTCTTGATCCCGAGGTGCTTCTGGCGCACGCGGGCGTCCTTCGACTTCTGCGCCACGTCGGCCTTGCTCTTGGTGCCGTGGCAAAGTGGGCAGAGCGCCCAGAGGTTCGTCTCGCGATTGGCCCCGCCGTTGATGAGCGCGATCCGGTGATCGAACTCAGGCGGCACCTTCGCGCCGAACGCGACCGCGCACTTCGCGCAGCGGCGGTCCTGCGCCTGAACGATCCGATCCTTCACGCGGTCGGGCGCGGGCGTGTCGTCGGTGCGGCCGATCCACTCCTCGACGGTGCGGCTCATGCTGCGTTCTCCCGAGGGGCCCCGATGCGCGCAGCGATCCAGTCGAGCACTTTCGTCTTCGATTCTTGGAACGTCTCGCTCCCCATCGCGCGGACGCTCTGGCTGTGCGGCGTGTAGCAGCGCACCACAGGCCCCTCGACCTTGACGATCGCGTAGCCGTGGGCCTTCCGGGCGAGGTCGCCCACGTAGGCCGCGATCCGCGCCGCCGCCGCCTTCGTGCCGGCGTCGATCGTCTCGACGTCGCAGTAGCCGGTGACGATGAGCGCGTGTTTCCGCAGCGTCTCGGGGCTCTGCGCGTAGGGCAGCTCCGCCATGCTCTCGGGCAGGGTCGCCCACATCTCCGCGATCTCGGCGAACTGATGGCGGTGAGACCTCATGGAGCGGGCGCGCTCGATCTCCACGATGACCGTCTCGCCCTCCGCCAACTCGGGCGGCTGGTTCGTCAGGAGACGCAGGCCGCCGTTCATCCACCTGGCGCGGTAGGTCGCCATCACCCCGCTCCCTGTCCTGTCAGCCGATCCACCACGGCCTGCGAGACGACATCCCGAGGGAGCCGCAACTCGGAGCAGGTGAGCTTGATCGTCTCGCCCGTCTGCGCGGGGCCGTGCTTCCGCTCGGCGGCGATCCGGTCGAAGGTGGCGAGGATGGTGGTGGCGTTCATGCCGGGCTCCTAGAAGGGGATCTCGTCGTCGATGTCGCCCGCGGGCGAACGGGGCGGGGCGTCGTAGCCTCCGACGCTCGGCACCTGGCCGCCGCCGTAGGCTTCATCCTGTCCGCGCGCCGCGCCGCCGTTGCCCTCGGCGAAGTCGATTAGGTAGAGGTTCGCGCCGAAGCCGCTCACCACGACCTCAGTCGTCCAGCGGTCGGAGCCGTCCTGCGCCTGCCACTTCCGGGTGCGGAGCGTCCCCTCGACCATGACGCGACGGCCCTTGGCGAGGTGCTTCTCGACGACGTTCACGAGCGGGCCGAAGACGACGATGGAGTGCCATTCGGTGCGCTCCTTCTGCTCGCCCGTGTTGCGGTCCTTCCACCGCTCGCCGGTCGCCATGCGGAAGGATGCCACCTTGTCGCCCGCCTGCGTCGTGCGGATCTCGGGGTCGGCCCCGAGGCGACCCATGAGAGAGGTTCGGTTCAGGTCGCCCATTACGCGACCCTCCGGTAGCGTTCCGTCAGCGCCGCGACGGTCGCGTCGACCTCGGCGAGGAAGTCGCGCACCGCGCCCTCGATCTCGGCGATCATCGCCTCGTCGCGCTGGACGCGCTGGATGAACAACTGCATGTCGTCTGGCAGGCGCGGGTCGAAGGACAGGAACTCGCACCACTGACGCCCGGTACATGCCATCTGCCACATCATCTGCTTGACGTACTTGCCGTCAGGCTTGCCCCCGAGGAGCGTCTCGATGTGCGTGGCGGTGTTCGGGCACTTGATCTCGACGAGCCCCTCCGCGCCCACGAGCCCGTCGGGGCTGGCGCCGCTCATGGCGATCGCGGGATGATCGACGAACCCGATCTCCTCGACCACGCGGCCGGTGACGAGCGTGTAGGTCGCCCGCGCCTGCGGCTCGCGGTCAGTTCCCCAGGCCATCGCGGCGTTCGTGAACTTCTCCGCCCGCACGCCGGTCAGCCGCTCGGCGACGAGCTCGGCGGCGTAGTTCTTCCGCGCCGCTCCCGGCCCGGTCTTCGTGGTCGCCATGATGTCGGCGATCCGGGAGGCGGTCGCCTTCCCGAGACGCGCGGCGAACCATTCTTCTGTCCCCTGTTCCATCAGCGGGCGCTCCTGTTCTGGAGGGTGATCTTGAGGCGGCCGGCCACGCGGTCGAAGTCCTTCGCGGGCAGGTCGGTGAGCATGGACAGGCGCTCGGCCTTGAGCACGATGTCCTCGTCGATGCCGGCACGGTCGATCAGGCTGCGCAGTTCGCGAAACTGCTCCTCGGTGATCGTCGTCGGGCCGTTCGCGCCGCGCCCGTCGTCTTCGGTGTCATCGCCGAGGGCGAGCCCGAGGATCGACTGCGCGGTGTACCGCTGGCCGTAGGTCTGCGTGGAACCGAACGCCTGCACCGGGTTCTTCGAGCCGCTGTTGTCTGCCGGCAGGGGCAGCGACACGCGCTCCTCGTGCCCGTTGCGGTGCGTGAGGATCGCGGTGATCGTGACCGTCTGGCCGTCGATCTTCGTGTCCCATGTGAGGGCGAGGCCGTGCCGCGCCAGAACCGGCTTCGACACGCTCACGATGTCCTTGAGGAGCGCGTAGGGACGCCCGTTGTGGCCCTTCCCGTGCATCGGGACCATCGGCATCTCGGCCATCGCCTCGGCCTTTGCCTCTGCATGCTCGGCCTTCGCGCGCTGCGCTTGGATGCGCTCTTGCATGTCGAGCATGCGCTCGAGCTTGTCGATCGAGACATTCGGGTCCATCGCGACCCGCTCGATCATGGACACCATCGCGGCCTGCTGCGGCGCGTGGTCGTCGTGTTTCGCGAGCTGTGTCATGTCAGCCTCCGATCAGGGGCAGGAATACGATGAGGGTGACGCCGATCACGGTCAGGGCGGCGGCACCGGCGAGGTCTTCGAGGAGGCGGCGGTAGTCCATCAGAGCACCACGGCGGCAATCGCCGCCCCGAGCGCGAGGCAAAGGATGGCCGCCCACACGACGATGCCGACGACGCTCCAGTCGGCGTCGTCCGTGGCGTCGTCCATCTGCGCCATGTCGGGCCAGCGAGCGAGCTCGGGGAAGGTGCGCTCGATCTCCTCGCGGGTGGTGAAGTTGGAGGGGTCGCCGTTCATGCCGCACCGCCTTTCAGGAACGCAGGCCGCTCGGCGATCTCCGCGCGGCGGTGGAGCTCGTCGGCATAGCGCGAGATCCACCGGCAGGCTTCGCGGCGCTCGTCCGCGCTGGCGCTGTCGCGCAGCGTGGCCGTGTAGGTGCAGATGGCATCCCGCAGGCCGTCGACCGACATCTGCCCGATGCGGCTCATGGTGAGAGGCGTGGGCGCCATCACTTGCCCCCCCGGACGATCGCGCGCACGCGATCTTCGATGTCGGCGCTCGGGTACGTGGGGCTGAGGGCATCGTCGATCCGTTCGACGGCCTTCTCCAGACGCTCCCGCACGTTCGTGAGGTAGTCGCGTCCGGCGTAGCGGTTCGCCATCAGCACGTCGAAAGCCACGGCCTGCAAGTCCTGCCAGACCTTGAACGCGGCATCCTCGATGCGGTCGCGTTCCTCGACCCGCGCGGTCAGTTCGCTCAGTGCGTCGGTCATCGTGTCCTCCTGTCAGGCAGATTGCTCAACCGGCGCTTCGTGGCCGGTCGGGATTGCGGGGTTCGCGTCGATGATGGCGAGGACGAGCGCAAGGTTGTGGTCGGCCCATGCGAGCGCATGGTTGTCCATCATGGCGACCCACTCGCGTCCTGCCGGGGTGGTCCACTTGCGCCACTTCTCGATAGCGTGGCGCTGGCACCCGATTTGGAGCGTGTCGGCGGTGTAGCCGATAGCCCATCGGTCGATCTGCATGGTGCGCAGTTCACGCATGTTACCCTGGCAGAGAAGGTCCGCCCCGCTCAGGTCCGCCCCGATCAGGTACGCCCCGCCCAGGTCCGCCCCGAACAGGTCCGCCTCGCTCAGGTCCGCCGGTTTGCCGCCGTCACCGCGCAGCCATTTGACATGGGCGTCTAGCGTGGCCCTAAGTTCGTCGGGTGTCATCGTGTCCTCCTGCGGTCTGTCCGCGTGGTATGGGAGGATATTCGCAAATGCGAACACCGCTGGCAAGAGAAATCTTCGCGATGGCGAATATTCATGCTCGCTATAGCATAGCGGCGCCCGGCGAAGTAGACTTCATCTTCGGGACGACTGCGGAACACAAGGGGAACGAAGGATGCGGGCTGATGAACTAGCCGAACGCCTTATGCACCTTACGCGCGAGCGGGCCGCGGAAATTGCGGCGCTCGTCAGGGAGAGCGAAGGAGGTCCAGAATCGCCTTCCGGCGCGCTTCCGATGTCTGCATCAGAAGAAGCAGCGCCTCGATCTCGGGTGGAACCGTCTCACCAATAAGGACGTAAGCTGGACTGACGTTCAGGGCTTGGCATATCGCCAGCAGCTTCTCGACGGTCGGGTCCTTCCCGTCTTTCAGGACGCCGTGAACGTAGTTCGCGCCCAGTTTCGCCTTAAGCGATACTGAGCGCATCGTTTCGCCCCGTTCCTCGATGGCCGCTGCCAGCCTGTCGCGCCACGTCCCCATGGCGAAAGCTATAACGGACGCCTCTTCGCCCCGCACGTCCGCGATAGAGTTCTTGACCGCGTTCGCTATCGCGAATAGTTTATCCGACATGGGCAGCTCGCAAGAACTCCTTCTCGACATCGAGGCGTTCCTTGCCGAGACCGGCATGGGGCCAACTTACTTCGGAAAGCGGGCGTGCGGGAACGCATCCCTCGTGCCGCGCCTGCGTGACGGTAAGTCGGTTCAACTCGAAACTGCCGAGAAGGTTCGCGACTTCATCGCATCGACCCCTGTGAAGGGGCGCGAGGTCGCGGGATGACGGGGGAAACACACAACGAAAACTCCGGGCCGCTCAAATCGACTGCTCGGTCGTTTTCGCCTGTTGATGTGCACCCTAGCACAGAAAGCCGTGAAGGTCCCGTTATTTCGGCGTCAAAATCGCCGCGGCGCGTAGTCCCTCGCAACAATGAACCGGCCCTTCGGTTCTTTGTTCCCGTCATCGAACCCCTGCGCGACATGCCTGTCCTCCCAATGGACGCGCGCAGGCAACTCCCCCGGTCGCGCTTGGTGGCAAGGCCGGGGGCCCTCTCATTCCTTCGGCGCGGGCTCACTCCCCCCGCATCGAGCAGGCGGCGGCTGACAGGCACCCACACAGCCGCCGCCAACCTCGCGGGGGCGGCATGAGCAAGAACCTCCAGATCCTCGCTCGTCTCAAGCAAGGCCGCGCTCTGACACCGCAGGAGGCTCTCCGCGAGGTCGGATGCTTCCGCCTCGGCGCCCGCATCCATGAGCTCAAGGAGCAGGGCTGGCCGATCCAGCGCGAGCTTGTCGAGGTCGAGGGCCACCACGGCCACGCCCGCGTCGCCCGCTACTCGCTCCCGCAGGATCGGAAGGCTTGGCCGGAGGGAAGGGGATGAAGTTCTACGCCGGCATCTTCCACCCGCATCGGGCGGACGTGGTGCCGCGGGCCTTCGTGTCCGTCAACGTGCTGCGCAAGCGGCGCTCGTTCTTCCCTGTCCACGAATGGATCATGGACAGCGGCGCGTTTACGGAGATTGCCACCTACGGGCGCTATCGGCACGGGGTGGAGGAGTACGCAGCAGAGATCAACCGCTGGAAGTCGTGCGGCAACCTCGTTGCGGCGGTGGCTCAGGACTGGATGTGCGAGCCTTTCATCGTGGCGAAGACCGGACTTTCCGTCGCTGAGCATCAGGCCCGCACGATCGAACGCTACGACGCGCTGAAACCGCTGGTGCCGGATGTCTACATCATGCCGGTGCTGCAAGGTTTTCAGCCATTCGAGTACGTCGACCACATCAGGGCCTACGGCGACCGGTTGGCGTATGGCGCGTATGTCGGCGTCGGGTCTGTCTGCAAGCGCAACGGCAAGCCGCGGGCGATCCTGTCGGTGCTGGACGCGATCCTTGGCGAACGCCCCGATCTGAAACTGCACGGGTTCGGCCTGAAGATTACCGCGCTTCGCTCCTCGGCGATCGTCTCTCGCCTCTACAGTGCGGACAGCATGGCTTGGTCTTTCGCTGCCCGGAAAGAGGGGCGCGACCAGAATGATCACGGGAACGCCGCCGCCTTCGCCGACCGAGTGGCGGCGATTGCCGGAACAAACGGTGCGTGGCTCCAAGCGGAGATGTTCGCATGACCACCGCCACCCTCAACCCCGACAGCACCTTCACCATCTCCGGTCCTCCCGGCGTCGGTCTCTACATCGCCACCTTCCCGCTCTCCCGCTTCGACTCCTGGCTCGCCTTCTACCGCCGCATGGAGAAGAAGCGCCCGCAGTTCTACGCCGCCGACGTGGCTGCGCTCGAGGCCATAGAGCCCGAGGTGCGCAAGGCGCTCGAGGTGGCGGGATGAGGCTCCGCGCGAAGGTAGACGCCAACCAAGGCGATATCGTCCGCGAGCTTCGCCGCGCCGGGTGCAGCGTCGTGAGCCTAGCAGCCGTTGGGAAGGGCGTTCCAGACCTCCTCGTGGGTGTCCGTGGCCGCAATTACCTGTTGGAGGTGAAGGACGGCGCCAAGCCGCCCTCCGCACGCCGCCTGACGCCAGATCAGCGGCAATGGCACCTCCTTTGGGCGGGCCAGGTGCTGACCGTGACGAGCGCCGAAGATGCGCTGCGGCAGATCGGGCTCATCGAGATCATCCCCTCCGTGGTGATGATCGAGGTCAAGGGGACCATCAGATGACTTGGAAGCACATCGGGGACATCGCCGCCGATCTCGCGCGGCGCGTAGGGGAAAGGGTCGCACATGACGATCTACACGATGCAGGGAATGGACGATCCGATCCCGCACAACGTCGAGGCGGAGCAGCAACTCCTCGGGGCGATGCTCCTGCACGAGGAAGCGATCGGCAAGGCGTCGTCGATCCTCGAGACTGAGGATCTCGCCGACCCGGTGCACGCCACCATCTTCGACGCCATCCTCGCCAAGCACGAGCGGGGCGAGATGGTTTCGCCGATTACCGTAAAGGGCGCGCTCCTGCACGATCCCGGCCTACGCGAGCTTGGCGGGCCGTCGTACCTTGCGCGCCTCGCCGGCTCCGCCGTGTCGCCGGGGCACGTCGCCGATTACGCGCGCCTCATCAAGGACGCCGCGCACCGTCGCCTCGCGCTCCAGGTTCTCCGCGACGCGCAGGCCGCACTCGTGAAAGGCGCAGAGGCCACGGGCGACGTCATGGGGCGGCTCGAGGCGGCTCTCGTCTCCCTCACCCCTGCCGACACCAAGCTCCGCCCGAGAAGCTTCCTGAGCGCCTCCACCGAGGCCATCAAGCAGATGCAGTCCGCGCACCGCGGCGACGCGATCGCGGGCATCGTGCCGCCCTGGCATCAACTCTCCCGCATCATCCCCGCCTTCCGGGCCGGGGACATGGTGGTCATGGGCGGCAGACCATCAATGGGGAAAGCGCAGCCGCTTGACGAGCCTGTGCTTTTGGCGAGCGGGCAATGGCGGAACATGGGAGAGCTGCGCCTCGGTGACGCGCTCGCGTCGCCCGATGGAGCGCCTTCACGAGTCGTCGGAATATACCCCCAAGGCCGCCGCCCGGTCTTCCGCGTGACATTCAGTGATGGGCGTGCCGTTCGATGCTGCGGCGAGCACCTCTGGGAGGTGCATAGTTCCAGGTTCAAGGGCGCGCGAGTCGTCGATACGGTGACGATGAAGGAAATGATCGGCCGGGAACGGTATCGCCGTCGTCTCTCGGTCCCGTTGGTGTCCGGGCACTTCGGGCGCGCAGACGACCTGCCCGTCGATCCTTGGCTTCTGGGCGTTCTGATCGGGAACGGCAACTTGACCAATGGCACCCCGCGCGTTTCCCTCGCTGACGCGCGAACACTATGGCAGGTCAGGGAGGTTATCGGCGAAGCGCATCGCATCACGGCGTGCGGTGATTACGACTACACGATCGCGGGCAACGGCGGTGCCAACGAGGTGACGGCAGGGCTCCGCGCGCTTGGGCTCATGGGAAAAAGGTCAGAGGAAAAGCGTATTCCTTCGGCTTATCTACAGGCTACCTATCCCGCCCGCCTAAATCTTCTGCGCGGCCTTCTGGACACCGATGGCTGGGTCGAAACATTCGGCGCAATCCGGTATTCGACGAGCAGCTCCGGCCTGGCGGAAGACGTGGCCGCTTTGGTGCGCTCCCTTGGCGGCGTGTGCTCCATTGCGGTGAAGGCGCCGAAATTCACGCACAAGGGAGAGCATAGGGACGGTCTCCCGCATTGCGTGCTGAATATCCGCCACGACCGCGGCGAGGAGATGTTCACGCTTCTGCGCAAGAAGCGTCGCTGCCAGCGTCAGAAGCAGGTTCTCTTGACGGTCGCGTCTATCGAGCCGGATGGGGACGCGGAGGTGCAGTGCATCGCGGTTTCGCACCCGTCGAGATTGTATGTCACGAGCGGCTATACGTTGACGCACAACACGGCCATCGCGCTCTCAATGGCGACGGCCGCGGCGCAGGCCGGGCATCCCGTCGTCATCGCGTCGCTCGAGATGACGCCCGAGGACATGGCGATGCGCGCCCTGTCCGAGGCGACGAGCGAGGCCGGCGAGGCGGTGCCCTACACGTCGATGTCGGATGGCTCCATGACCGAGCGCCAGTTCCGCCACACGGTCGAGGTCTGGCGCTCCCTTGAAGGCCTGCCGATCACCTTCCTCTCCGAGGACTTCCGCAAGCCGGGGCAACTCATCGCTGGCGTGAAAGCGGCGCTCAAGCAGATGGGACCGATGGGCGGCAAGACGCCCCTCATCGTGATCGACTACATGCAACTCCTGCAAGGGCAGGGCCGCGACCTCCGCGAGCAGATCACCGACATCTCCAAGCAGATGAAGTACCTTGCTCGCTCGCTCAACGCGGTCAACCTATCGCTCTCGCAACTCTCCCGCGCCGTCGAGCAGCGGCAGGACAAGCGCCCCATGCTCTCCGATCTCCGCGAGACGGGCCAGGTCGAGCAGGACGCCGACGCCGTGATCTTCTGCCACCGCCGGGACTACTACCTCGAGCGGGAGCAGCCCGACGTGTCCGACGCGGAGGCGTTCGGCCGCTGGCAGGAAGAAATGGAGCGCGAGCGCGGCAAGCTGGAGCTCATCGTCGCCAAGCACCGCCGCGGGCCGATCGGCGTCGCCCGGATGCGGTTCTACCCCGCCTGCAACCGGGTCTGGGAGGACTGAATGAGCGAAGCGCCGTTCATCAACTTCTACACCTCGGACTTCCTTGCGGGGACCGGCGGCATGACGGCCGCGACTAAGGGCGTCTACATCACGCTCTTGTGCCTGATGTACGAGTCCGAGAAGCCGCTTTCGCAGAGCCGAGACGCTCTCGCGCGACGGTGCGGCTGCACGGTCTCGTCGTTTGAGAAGGCTCTCGCGGCGCTGGTCGATGACGGCAAGATGGAGGTCCGGTCGGACGGCATATGGTCGGCCAAGTGCGAAAAACACATCACCGCACGTCGCGAGCGGCGCAGCAGCGCGAAGGCCGCTGCGGAAAAACGCTGGCAAAAAATCGAGGAAAAACAGGGCAACGCTGATGCGCGCGCACATAATCCGCAATGCCAACCAGAACCAGAACCAGAGATAGAGAAGACCCCCCCTACCCCCCAGGGGGATGATCCGCCTGCGGCGGATCGTGGTCCGTCCTTCGCAGAGTTCTGGGATCAATGGCCGCTTCGGAAGCAGTCGAAGCCAGCCGCGGAGTCGGCGTTCAGGCGGCTCTCAGCGCAGCACAAGATCGCAGCCGTCGCCAACGCCCGAAGGTGGGGCGAGACCTGGCGCAAGGAGCACCCCGACCTCAACGACATTCACCCGGCCACGTACCTCAACAAGCGAAGATGGGAGGATGAGGGCGCGCCTGCGCCCCGCTCGGCGCCGTCTGGCCCCGACACATGGAGGCCCGACGCCGTGATCCCCTCGCAGATGTTCACGCCCCTTGTCCCGCCACCGAAGAGGAGGACCGCATGAGCGACAGCCACTTCGCCCGCCGCTGCCGGGAGCGCGGCATCGCCTCAGTCCCCGGCAACATCCTCGCCGCGTGGCTCATGCAGGGCATCCGCGACAGGGACGAGAACATCGCCCGCTTCGTTCGCCGCATGGATGATGAATGCGACCTCTACCGATTCATCGTCCCCGAGGGCGTCTTCTACTGCGTCGCCGGCGCCGATCACTGGCCGCGCACCCTCTACACCCAGGAGATGAAGCGCAAGTTCGACAAGGCCCGCAAGTCCGAACGCTACCGCCGCAGCCGGGCAGGGCAGAAGACATTCATCAGGTTCCGCGATGATCGAAAGGTGCTGGCTTGATAAACCTCCGCCAGAAGCGAAAGGCCAAGGTCACGATCGAGCGCGCGGTCGCCTACATCATCGCGCACCCGAACGCCACCTATGCCTCCGTCTCGGCACAGTTCCACGTCTCCATCAACCAGCTGCGCGCCCGCATCAACTACCGCTTCGGCTCCCTCAACAACGCCCGCACCTTCGGAGACGCTCGCATCCGCCTATGGGATCGCCCATGTATCGCCTGCGGAAACACCGACCCTCGCCCCCACGGCCTCTACCGCTGCGAGACATGCCGCATCGAAGCCTCGAAACTGCACGACGGAGTAGTCTGACATGAGCGATGACATTCCGAACCTCCCCGCGCGACAGGCACGCGAGGCATCCGTCATCTACCCGGACGAGGTATGGGCCGAGCTCCTGCTTCAACTCATGAACGGGCTGACGCTCCGCGAGGCGTGCAAGATCGAAGGGATGCCGACCGAGGCGATGGTCCGCAAGCGCGCAGTCGAAGATCCGAGCGGTTTTGGTGCGCACTACACACGTTCTCGGGAGATCGGCTACCTCGGCATGGCCGACGAGATCCTCGAGATCGCCGACAACGGGTCGAACGACTGGATGAAGCGAAACGACCCCGAGAACGAGGGCTACGCCTACAATGGCGAGCATGTCATGCGCTCCCGCGTCCGCATCGACACCCGCAAATGGCTCCTCGCCAAGGCGCTCCCGAAGATCTTCGGCGACAAGGTGGATCACCAGCACTCCGTCGAGCGCGTCGAGCGGATCGAGATGACCTTCGTGGAGAAGCGCCTCCCGTGATCCTGCGCTCGCAGACGCCCGCGGTCTTCCGGCCCCTCTGGGAATCGGATCGCCGCTACCTCGGCGCATGGGGCGGTCGAGGCTCGGGCAAGTCATGGGACCGCGCGCTTCATGCCGTGGTGCGGATGGAGCGAGAGCCCGCCCGCGTCGCCTGCGTCCGTGAGGTGCAGAAGTCCCTCAAGGACTCGGTGCATCAGTTGATGGTCGACACGATCCAGCGCGAGAACCTCGGCGCCCGCTTCGACATCACCGAGAACAAGATCCAGAACATCGTCACCGGCGGCTTCGCTGTCTTCCTCGGCATGAAGGATCAGAACGCCGAGTCCATCAAGTCGCTCGAGGGCTTCGACGTGGCATGGTGGGAGGAAGCGCAGAACGCGAGCGAGCGGTCCATGCGGCTCCTGCGCCCGACCATCCGCAAGCCGCGCTCGCAGCTGTGGTTCACCTGGAACCCCGCGAAGAAGTCCGACCCGGTGGACAAGCTCATGCGCCAGTCGGGCGCCGCCGAGGCCGAGCGCACCGTGGTCAAGGCCAACTGGGACGCCAACATCTACTTCACCGAGGAACTCGAGCGCGAGCGTCGCATCGCCCTCAGTGAAGACCCCAAGCAGTACGCCCACATCTGGGAGGGCGCGTACGAGGACGAGAGCGACACCCAGTTCATCAGCGCGGGCGTGGTGCAGATGGCACGCAAGCGCGAGCCGATCTCGCAGATCGACGACCCGATGGTGCTCGGCGTGGACGTGGCGCGCTATGGCGACGACTCGACCTGCCTCCAGCCGCGCAAGGGCAACGACGCGCAGACCTACCCGCACGAGCGGCTCCGCGGCTTCGACACGATGCAGGTCGTCGGCCGCATCTCCGAGATGCACGCACGGCTCAACTTCGACATGATTTTCATCGACGAGACGGGCGTCGGCGCGGGCGTGGTCGACCGCTGCCGGCAACTCATGCTCCCGGTCATGGGCATCAACTTCGGCGCGGCCGCAGACGTTCCGGTGCAGGGCATCCCGAAGTGCGCGAACAAGCGGGCCGAGATCTGGGCGAAGGCGCGCGAGGCGATGCGGCGCGGTCTCGCGATCGCCGACGACGACGAGTTGGAGATGGACGCCACCGCGCCCACGTACCGCTTCGACGCGAACAACGCGATCCTCCTCGAGAAGAAGGAGGACATGAAGAAGCGGGGCGTGCGCTCGCCCGACCGCTTCGACGCGCTCGCGCTGACCTACGCCTATCCCGTCGTGCCGCGATCGATCGAGGAAATTCTGGCGGCGCAAGCGGACGAGGAGTACGATCCGATATTTTCGAGGAGGTGACGCATGGCGGCCTACGGCTACATCGCATTCCTGATCGGGTTCGTGATCTTCTTCTTCGGCCACAAGCGCGAGCGGTGGATTCACGTCTCCATCGGTTTCCTCTTAGTGGGCATGGTTCTCGTCGGGGAGTAGCGTCAGAAAACCCCGTCTCCTCATCGGTATGCTTGCGCCGAACCTACCGGAGACGCGCATGTGCTCTGCACCGAAGATTGACGAGCCGATCCAGCGCCAGGCTGCGCTGCCCCCGACCTATCGCGAGGATAGCAAGTCCGGCGCCTCCCGTGGCCGCCGCGGCACCATCCTCACCGGCTCGGAAGGCGTCATGGACAGCCAGGTGCCGGCCCGCAAGACTTTGCTGGGACAATGACCTACCGGGATATCCCCCTCGAGGTGATCCCGGAGCTACTGGAGATCGACCTCGCCAACGCCCGTTTCTGGTGGCGGGAGCGGTCGCGAGCGATGTTCCAGGACGACGGTGATTGGAAGACGTGGAACAAGCGCTTCGCTGGAATTGAAGCTGGTCTGTCGCGGAACCCCAGCGGCTACAGGCAGATAACCCTGCTTGGGCGATCGGTCCCCCTGCATCATCTCGTATGGGCTCTGGCGCATGGCGCGTGGGCGCCGCAGGGGATGCCTCTCGACCACATCGACGGCAACAAACTGAACAATAGGCCAAGCAACCTGCGCCTTGCCACACCCTCGCAGAATGCGCGCAATCGTTCGGCGCAGGCCCAGTCATCCTCGCGGTTCCTTGGCGTCTCGCGCCGCACCAAGAAGCGCCGCTCCCCGGTCTACGAAGCGGTGATCTGGGCGGACGGCGAGCAGGAGTACCTCGGCCAGTACCCATGCGAAAAGGAGGCGGCGCTCGCCTACAACATCGCCGCCGCGCGCCTCCACGGCGACTTCGCCAAGTTCAACGAGGTCTTCGCCTGATGGTCAGCGACGAGAAACTCCGCAAGGCCCTCGCCGCGCGCCGCGCCCGCATGGACGAGGACTACTGGCGATGGGAGCCCTACTTCGAGGAGCTCCGCGACAACATCCAGCCGCAGGCCGGGCGCTTCACCGACGACGAGCGCCGCACCTCGTCCGTCTACCTCAAGCGCATCGTCGACCATAAGGGCCGCAAGGCGCTCAACACGCTCGTCTCGGGCCTGTCCGCAGGCATGACCTCGCCCGCCCGCCCGTGGTTCCGCCTCGGCCTCTACGACAGCGACCTCGAGCAGGCCAAGCCCGTGGCCGAGTGGCTCTACGAGGCGCAGAAGCGCATGTACGAGGTGCTGCGCGGCTCGAACATCTACCGCACGCTCGAATCCTGCTACCGGCAGATCGGGTGCTTCGGCACCTTCGGCGGCGTCATCGTCCCGCATTTCGAGAACGTGATTCACGGCTTCGCCTTCCCGATCGGCACCTACCGGATCGCCGAGGACGAGGACGGCGACATCGGATACCTGCACCGCGACTGCCGCATGACCGTCGGGTCGATGGTGGCGAAGTTTGGCTACGACAAGTGCTCCTCGGCCGTGCGGCGCATGTTCGACCGCGGCGACCATCACGCCTACGTCAAGGTGAAGCACGCGATCGAGCGGCGCCATGAGCGCGACAGAGACTCGCCGCTCTCGCGCGACATGCCGTTCGCGTCGATGTACTGGGAGGAGGGCGAGCCCACATTCCTCGAGATCGGCGGCTTCTCCGCGCCCGTGCTTCTCGTTCCCCGTTGGGAGCAGACCGAGGGCGAGGCGTGGGCGACGAACAGCCCCGGCATGAACGCGCTCGGCGACGTGGTGCAGTTGCAGGGCCAGCATCGCGACAAGGCGATGGCGATCCAGAAGATGCACAACCCGCCGCTCGTGGGCGCGAACCCCGAGGCCGCGCGCTTCACCCGCAACGTCCCCGGCGGCGTGACGGTCGTGAACACCGCGGACCTCGCGAAGGGAGGCCTGCGCCCGATCTACGAGGTGAAGCCCGACATCCAGTGGCTCGCGCAGGACATCAACGAGACGCGCCAGCGGATCAGCGAAGCGTTCTTCGAGGATCTCTTCCTCATGACCTCGCAGTCCGACCGCCGGCAGATCACGGCGCGCGAGATCGCGGAGCGGCATGAGGAGAAGCTCCTTGTCCTCGGCCCGGTGCTGGAGAGCCTCGACCACGCGCTACTGTCCCCGCTGATCGAGGCGACCTTCGCGCACATGCAGAACGCGCGGCTCCTGCCGCCGCCGCCGCGCGAGATCCAGAACATGCAGATCAAGGTCGAGTATATCTCGGCGCTGGCGCAGGCGCAGAAGGCCGTGGGCGTCGCGCCGATCGAGCGCACCATCGGCTTCGCGGCGACGCTGGAGCAGATCCGGCCCGGCGCGATGGACAACATCGACACGGACGAGACGGTGCGCGAGTTCGCCGAGCAGGTCGGCGTGCCGCCGAAGATCATGCGCGACGCGGCGCAGGTGGCGAAGGACCGGCAGGCGCGGGCGCAGGCGCAGCAGCAGCAGATGCTCATGGAGAACGCGCAAGGGCTCGCAGGCGCGGCGAACCTCATTTCCGAGGCCAGCGCGCGGGGCGTGGACGGGCTCCAGGCGTCGGGTCGCATATGACCGGCCGCGCGGAGAAGGTGCAGGAGGCGCTCGACCGCGACCTCCGGGCCGCATGGGGCGCGATGCTCAACTCTCCCGCCGGCCGCCTCGTCGTGTGGTCCATCCTCGAGAAGTGCCACGTCTTCCAGACGAGCTACACGGGCGGGGCCGACACCTACTTCCGCGAGGGCGAGCGATCGGTGGGGCTCAGGCTCCTGCACGATCACATTTTTCCCCTCGGCACAGAGTACCTTGGACAGATGATGGCGGAACATGCCGGGCGACTTGAGCAGATCGAACAGGCACTCGACGAGGAGCAGGAATGACCGAGCAGGCACAGGCAGCACCCGCGGGCGGGGACAGCGGAGCGAGCACGGCGGCACAGACCGCCGGCTCGACCGTCCTCACGCCCGAGGCGGGCAATGACGCAGGAGCGGCGGCGCAAGCCGCTACCGAAGCGCCGCCCTCCGGTGAGCAGCCGACGACGGAATCCGAAGGGGCTGGCGCAGGGACGCAAACCGAAGCCGAACCGGGGGAGTGGAGCCTAACCGCGCCCGAGGGCATGGAGGACTACCAGAGCGAGTTCAGCGCCTTCGCCACGACCATGAGCCAATGGCTCAAGGCCAACCCGAAAGCCACCGCCCAAGAGGCGCTGGCCGAGGCGGCGAAGATGCAGGCTCAGAAGGTGGCCGACGCATCCAGGGACGCGCAGACGGCTTTCGAGAACCAGGTCTCGGAATGGGAGACGCTGGCGCGAAAGGACAAGGAGTTCGGCGGCGAGAAGTTCGGCGAGAACGTCGCGATCGCCGTGAAGGGGCTGGAGAAGGTCGGGACGCCCGAGTTGAAGGCGCTCCTGCAACAGACCGGCTTCGGCTCGCATCCCGAGGTCATCCGGGCCTTCCACAGGATCGGCAATCTCATGAGCGACGCCGGCATCCACGGAGAGGCAACCCCCGGACAGGCTGACCCCGCCGCGCTTCGCTACCCCACTTCGGCCAAAAAATAAGGACCTATCGAGATGGCTACCCTTACCCAGAAGTTCCTCTCCATCGCGGACGTGTACAAGCGCACGGACGGGATGGGCGGGATCGCCGAAATCATCGAGGTGCTGAACGACACGTCGCAGGACGTCATGACCGACTGGCTCATGGCCGAGTGCAACAACGGCACCAAGCACACGCACTCCATCCGCACCGGCCTGCCGTCGGTGTCGTGGGGCGCCCTCTACGAGGGCATCACGCAGTCGAAGTCGCAGACCCAACAGGTCGACGACACGACCGGCTTCGTGCAGGGCCTGTGCACCATCGACACCCGTCTCCTCAAGCTCGCGGGCAACGAGGCGGCGGTGCGCTCGACGGAATCGCGCCCGTTCATCGAGGCAATGGCGCAGGAGCTCGTCACCGCGCTCTTCTACCATGACCCCTCGACCAACGCTCGCCTGCCGAAGGGCCTCGGCGCGCGGTACAACCGCTACGCCACGGGCGGCAACGATGCCGGCGCGGCGAACCAGGTCATCCACGGCGGCGGCGCCGGGTCGGACAACACGTCGATCTGGTTCGTCACCTGGGACGAGATGGCGACGCACGCGATCTACCCGAAAGGCATGAACGCGGGCATCACGCAGGAGGACAAGGGCGAGCAGCGAGTGCTGGATGGCTCGGGCAACCCCTACTACGTGAAGGAAGAGCTCATCACGTCGCACATCGGCTTCGTGGTGAAGGACTGGCGCCGGAACGCGCGGATCGCGAACATCGACGTGTCGGAGATGCTCGCGGGCAACGTCGACCTCTACGACCTGATGCGCAAGGCGTACTACCGCCTGCACGGCCGCCGGATCGGCAAGGTCCGCGACCAAGGCTCGCAGGGCCGCACGGTCATCTACTGCAACCGCGACGTTCTCGAGGCGCTCGACGGCCTCGCTTCCAACACGCTCGGGTCGGACAACTACACCCGCCTGCGCCCGCTGGAAGTCGAGGGCAAGGAGGTGCTGTCCTACCGCGGCATCCCGATCCGCGAGACCGACGCGATCCTGTCCACCGAGTCCCTCGTGGCTTCGGTCTGATCTGAGGAGAGAACCCATGATCCTTGATACCCAACTCGTCTTCTCGGAGAACCAGGCCGTCACCGCGACCGCGATCTCCGCGAACGTCGTGCAGATCCCGACTGCCGGTCGGGTCGAGTACGAAGGTGCCAACCTCTCCCGCAACTGGGGGCCGGGTCGCGAGATCCCGCTCCTCGTGCAGGTGACGGAGACCTTCGCGACGCTGACCTCGCTGACGATCACGCTGGAGACGGCGGACAACGCGGCGCTCTCGTCCGGTCAGGTCGTGATCTTCACGACCCCGGCGATCCCTGCGGCGACGCTGGTCGCGGGCTACCGGCTCCCGATCCGGGTGTTCCCCGACTTCGTCCTCAAGGACTTCCTCGGGCTGCGCTACACGGTCGGCGGGTCGAACGCGACCGCGGGCAAGATCACGGCCGCGATCACCATGGGCGTGAACGCGCCGTAATCCCGAGCGGGGCGGGCTCACGCTCGCCCCCTCCCTCCCTTTCCGAGGTGACGCATGGCTCCCCGCAAGAAGACCCCGGCAGAGCAGGAACGCGCGGACCATCTCCGCGAGCGCGACGCGCCCGAGGTGGCCGTCACGGGCGGCGCGAAGGTGGAGGAGGTCGAGATCGTCCCGGCCATGCCCGACGCGCCCGAGGGCCTCGCTGTCATTGCCACCAGCCGCGGCGCCGGGCCTCATGGCCTCGTCGAGCCCGGCACCCGCTTCACGGTGGCCTTCGCCGCCTACTCGTCCCGATGGATGCGCCCGGCCGATGAAGCGGCCGCGAAGGCGCTTGACGCATGGAGGAACGCATGACCGCCTTCAAGTACCTCGACCGCGACTCGACCTCGCCCATGATGCGGTTCAAGGTCGTCACCCCGAGCGACGCTAACGACCTCCCGACCTCCTCCAGCATCACCTGGCCGGTGCGCGGACTGCACAACAAGGGGACCGGCGGCGTGGTCTCGGTGGTCAACAAGGAAGGCGATCAGGAGCTCTTTTACATCCCGCAGGGCGGCAACCTCCCCGTCTACTGCGTGCGGGTGCGATCGACGGGCACGACGATCGGCGCGGGCGACCTGATCGCGTTCGGCTGAGATGTCCTCGATCATCGAGATCTGCAACGTCGCCCTGAGCGCCTACCTCGGCGAAGCGCGGATCAACAGCCTGACGGACACGTCGAAGGCGGCGACCGAGTGCAACCTGCACTACGACCCGACCCGGCGCATGCTCCTCGAGCGGAACTGGTGGCACTTTGCCACGGGCCGCCAGACGCTCGCGCAACTCACCAACGACCGCGAAGAGGAATGGCTCTTCAAGTACGCCCGGCCGACTGCGGCGCTGTCGATCCGGTGGGTGAACGACCCCTTCGTCGCCCGGATGCGGATGGCGGCGCATCACTCGCCCGATGCCGAGCGCGAGACGACGATCGACGCGCTCTACTCCGACACGCCGCTGGCGGTGTGCGAGTTCACGCGCGACCTGACCGACCCGACGCTGTACCCTCAGAGCTTCGCGGAGGCGCTCTCCGCGGCGCTGGCGGCGCGACTGGCGATGCCTCTGACGCAGGACGTGCGCCGGGCGCGCGAGGCGCGGGACATGGCGCAGGAGATGCTCTCGGTGGCGATCGCGGAGGACTTCCGCAACCAGCCGCCGCAGGAGCCCGGCCTGCCGCAGTACCTCCAGGATCGCGGCCTCGACGTGCCGGCGCACTACGACTACACCCGACGGGGCTACTGATGAGCCGCGCCCGGATGGAGATCGAGCAGCTTCGGCGCTCTCTCCGCGAGACTAAGATCGCGATCGCGCAGCCGCAAGTGCAGCAGGAGGGCGGCGCGCCGGGCGGCGGCGGGGTGCCCGGACCACAAGGCCCGACAGGCCCCAAGGGCGACACAGGCGACACCGGCCCGACTGGCGCAACCGGACCACAGGGCGAGACGGGGCCAGCGGGACCGCAGGGCGAGACCGGTCCGGCGGGAGCCACCGGCGCGACCGGACCCGGCGTTCCCATTGGCGGCACCGCCGGGCAAGTGCTGCGGAAGATCGACGCGACGGACTACAATACCGAGTGGGCGACGCCGAGCGGCGGGGCTACAGACCTCGCCTACACCGCCGCAACGCGGGTTCTGGCGTCCTCGACGGGCAGCGATGTGACCTTGCCGCTCGTGACAACGGGCGATGCGGGGCTTGCTCCTGCTTCGGGGGGAGGGACAACCAACTTCCTCCGGGCTGACGGAACGTGGGCTGCGCCTACACTCAGCGACGACTCCGTCACCAACGCCAAACTGGCGAACATGGCGGCGAACACAATCAAGGGGAACGCAACGGCGTCCACGGCTGATCCGGCAGACCTTCCGGTGCTCACCAACTCCTTCGTTGGCAGGCTGACGGGAAACATCAACAACCTGACAGGCACGGAAGCGACCACGCTTCTCGACACGTTCACGACATCGCTCAAGGGCCTCGCGCCTGCATCGGGTGGGGGCACCAGCAATTTTCTCCGGGCTGACGGAACATGGGCTGCGCCGCCCGCCGGAGGGGCAACAGACCTCGCCTACACGGCCTCCACGCGGCTCCTTACGTCATCCACGGGGGCGGACGTTACCCTGCCGCTCGTGACCTCTACGGACGCCGGATTGGCCCCTGCGAGCGGTGGGGGAACGTCGAACTTCCTGCGGGCGGATGGCACATGGGCCGCGCCTCCCGCCGGTGGTTCGGTGGCCCTGACCGACCTGACGGATGTGACCATCACGTCTCCGGGTGTGGGGCAGGTGCTTGCGCGTGGGGCGACTGAGTTTGTCAACGTCACGCTGGTCCCGATGACGCTCGGGCCGTTCTACATCAACGACCTTCCCGGCACGGCCACGACGCAGGCCACGCTGGACTACTTCAACACCGCAACCGCGCAGAACCGAAACGCCAACGACATCTACATGGAACGTGCGGGGACCGTGATTGGCCTCATCGTCACGTCCGACGCGGCGAGAACGGCGGGAACGGCCACGGTGCGGGTGCGGGTCGCAGGCGTCGCCACGACATTCGCGGCGGACGCGGTGCAACTAAATGCCACGCGAACGACCTCGGACAGCGCCTTTGTCGATGCCCCTGCGGGCGTGGCCTTCACGGCAGGGCAGACCATCGGCGTTGCCGTTGTGACTTCGGGCTGGACGCCGACCACGGCCAACCTGCGCATTCAGATGGTCGTGGGGATGCAATTCTGATGCCGAGTGCCACCTCACTTTCGACCGTGATTGGGGTGGAACCCGTACCGCCTCTCAGCCGCGAGGCGGGCCGCGATGGCGTCGTCCATGTCGGAATAGTAGCCGAGGTGGACAATCCGGCCGTCGCCTCTGATCTGCGCGACCCACTTCTCGAGCGGCTTGTACCAACGCACGCCTGTGTGCCCGCTCGCATTCGAGCTATAGCGCCTCTTGTTCCGGGCGTTCCCCGCCGGGCACACGACCCGAAGGTTAGCGATGCGATTGTCCGTCCGAATGCCGTTGATATGGTCGACGTGGCCTTCGGGCCATTGACCGTGGGCCATCGCCCAGATGATGCGGTGCGCAGGCAGGCGGAACCCCGCAATCGGGCCGTGGTGATAGCCTCCAGTGTTCGTCGCTGTGAAGGCTTGGCGACCAGCATAGCGCGTGTTCCATCGACTGCACTCAAAGCTGGCGCCATTGCGCCCGCTCGTGAACATGGAGATGTCGCGCTCGCGCCAGTAGAGCGTCCCCGTCTCTGGATCGTAGCGAAGCAGCTTGCGCAAAAGCTCTGGGGATGGCAGGGGCTTCTTAGCCATGTCGGCCTCCTTGAAAGGTCGGTGTGGTCAGGGTGCGCGAGGCGTTGGCGCGCTTCGTGCATCCGCATCCTAGCATCGGAGGCGATCTGATGCCCACATCAAAAATGCAAGCCTCGTTTTCAGCAGGTGTTCTGAGCCCTCGCCTCCACGGGAGAATCGACCTAGCCCGCTATGACATTGGCCTGAAGCTTGGCCGGAATGTCATTGTGCTGACCGGAGGCGGCGTGTCGAACCGGGCCGGAACCGAGTTCATCGCCGAAGTCTGGGACCAGACCAAGACCTACCGCCTGATCCCGTTCCAGCGCGACGAGGACGACAACTACGTCATGGTCATGGGCGACGAGGACATGCGCGTCATCTTCAACGGCGCATGGGTGGAGACGAGCCCGGGCGTGGCCTACGAGCCGTCGACGCCTTTCCAGGACACCGACCTCGCCGCGCTCGACTACGCGCAGTCGGTCGACGTGATGTATTTCGCGCACCCGTCCTACGCGCCCCGCAAGATGAGCCGCACGGGCGCGACCTCGTGGACCTTCGCGAACGTGGCCGTCGACCCGCCCGGCTCCGTCCCCGCCGCGCCGGTCCTCACCGCGTCCCACGATGACAGCCGCACCTGGCGCTACAAGGTGTCCGCAGTCTACGATGGTGTGGAGAGCTTCGCCTCCGCGGCGACATCGCTTTCGGGCAACGGCCCCGATCTCTCGATCTCCGGGCGCCTGATCCAGGTCGCATGGGGCAGCACCGGTGCCGACGAATACTACGTGTACCGCGAGACGAGCGACAACAGCGGCGTCTATGCCTACGTCGGCTACGCCACCACGACCGACTTCTCAGACCGCAACATCTCGCCCGACCAGACGACGACGCCCGTGGTCGCCTCTGGCCTCTTCGGCTCCGCAGGCGACTACCCCTCCCGCGTCACGCTCTTCCAGCAGCGCCTCACCTTCGGCGGCAGCACGAACGATCCCGAGACGATCTGGATGTCGCGCACAGGTGACTACGAGAACTTCACCCGCTCGCGCACGCTGCGCCCCGATGACCGGGTGGAACTGACGCTTGCCGGCGCCGCGATCAACCGGATTCGCGCGATGCTTCCCTTCCGCGATCTCATCGTCTTCACCAGCGCGGCAGAGTTCGCCGTGGGGAGCCCGGATGGCGCGATCGTAGCGGGGAGCCCGATCGTCACGCAGTACGGCCAGAGCGGCTCCGTCGCCGTGCGGCCGCTGACGGTGGACGACACCGCGCTCTTCGTCGACCGCACCGGGCGGAACGTCCGCGACCTCCGCTATGCCTTCGAGCAGGACGGCTACTCGGGGAACGAGCTCACCATCTTCGCCTCGCACTTCTTCGAGGGCCGCCGCATCGTCGACTGGACGTTCTGCCAGGCACCCTACTCGATCGTCTGGACCGTGCTCGACGACGGCAAGCTCCTCTCGCTCACCTACAAGCGCGAGCACCAGATCTGGGCGTGGACCGAACACGATGTCGGCGGCGAGGTGCTGAGCGTCGCCTCCATCCGCGAGGGCAACGAGGACGCACTCTACCTGCTCGTCAGGCGCACCATCAACGGCGCGAGCGTGCAGTACGTCGAACGGCTGCACTCGCGCACCTTCACCGACGTGGCGGATGCCTTCTTCGTCGACTGCGGCAAGACCTACAGCGGCGCGGCGGCGACGGTCATCACCGGCCTTGATCACCTCGAGGGCGAGGCGGTCGCGGTGCTGGCCGATGGGTCGGTGGTCGACGGGCTGACGGTCACGGGCGGCCAGATCACGCTCACGACGGCCGCAAGCAAGGTGCATGTGGGCCTGCCCTACACGGCGGAGGTGGAGAACCTCCCGCCCGCGATCGACTTGCAGGATGTGGGCTCGGCCCGCGGCCGCCCCCATGCGGTCACGAAGGTGCGCGTGCAGGTGGAGAAGACCCGCGGGATCGAGATCGCGGACGCGATCCGGATCTTCTACCCCTACACCCTGACGCCGCCCGACCTCTCCGACCCGTTCGCGATGACGACGGGCATGATCGACGTGACCGTGGGCGCGGGCTGGAACAGCGACGGCACCATCGTGATCCGGCAGCAGTACCCGCTTCCGATGACGATCCTCGGCATCGCCCCGGATCTCTCCATTGGCCGCTCGGGTTGACATCGTACCGATGACGTGGGTGCACGCGGTCGAGATGGCCGGCAAGATGCGGGCCGCGGACCTGCGCGAGTACGCGGCGATGATGACCGAGCCGGTGGCCGAGGGCCTCGAGAAGATCCGGCGCAAGTCCCGCGTGGCATGGGCGGCGAAGGCGGACGGCGAGCTCGTCGTGATCTACGGCCTCTACGTGCCGACGATCCTTTCGCGGGAGGCGCATCCCTGGCTCCTTGCGACGGACGCGGTGGAGCGGCCCGAGGTGCGGCGGGCGTTCGCGCGGCGATCGCGGCGCGAGGCGGCGCTCCTCTTGCATGGCTTCGAGCGGTACTCCAACTGGTGCGACGTGGAGAACGATGCGGTCATGCGGTGGCTCTTCTGGCTCGGCTTCTCCTTCGCGTCAGAAACCGCGCTCCACAACGGGGTAGAGTTCGTGCACTTCTGGAAGGACAACTAGGCCATGTGCATTCCGGTTGCGGCTATCGTCCCCACGCTTGCGAAGGTCGGCACGACGATCGGCACGTTCCTCGGCGGCGCGGGTGTCGCGGGCGCGGCAGGTGCCGGCGCTGCCGGGGCATCGGCGGCGGCGGGCGGCATCGGCACGGCTCTGACGCTCGCCTCTGGCGGGCTCACGGCCTATTCGCAGTACCGCAACGCGCGGATGGCGGAGACGGTGGCGAACCGCAACGCGGAGGCGCAGGACCGGGCGGCGATCGAGGCCATGCGCGAGGGCGAGGAGCGGTCGACCCGGCAGCGGCAGGCCGCAGCCGTGTTCCAGGGCCAGCAGCGCGTGGGCATGGCGGCCAACGGGATCGACGTGACGTCGGCGGGCGCGCTCGGGATGCTTGACGAGACGAAGCTCCTCGCGGAGGAGGATGCCTTCGCGATCCGCGAGACGGCGCGGCGCGTGGCCGGGAATGCCGACATCGCGGCGACGAATGCGCGGGTTGAAGCGCAGAGCCAGCGGTCGGCGTCCTTCTTCGAGCCGGTCGGCACCATCCTCGGCACGGCGTCCAAGGTCGGCCAGCGGTACGCCTACATGTCGGCTGGCTACGCATGAGGGTCGAGCCCTACGAGCGGCAGGAAGTCACGCAGGCGATCAACCCGGCGCAGCAGCGGGCCCCGCAGACGGCGCTCGGCGCGCTCGGGGAGGGCGTGGGCGAGGCGGGCCAGGCTTTCTTCGAGTTCCAGGACGAGATCGACACCGCGGCCGCGAAGGAAGCGGATGCCGCGCTCACCTCGCGCATCAACGAGATGCTCTACGGCCAGAACGGCTACATGTACGCGCAGGGGGGCAACGCGGTGTCCGCGCGGGAGAACCTCACGAAGAGCCTCGACGGGCTCTACGAGGAGGTGACGAGCGGACTCGCACCCGGGGCGCGGCGGGTCGGCGAGAGCGCCATGCGGGCGCGGCTCGAGGGCGCGCGGACGAACATCAACCAGCACGCCATGACGCAGGGGCGGCAATACATCAACCAGGCGTCCGAGGCGCGCGTGGGCGCGGCGATCGACAGCGCGATCTTCAACCCGGCGGAGACGGCTCAGTCGCTCCACATCGCGCGGCAGGAGATCACCGACATGGCGGCGCGCGAGGGATGGGCGCCCGAGGTGACGGCGCAGAAGCTCGCGGAGGCGCAGGACAAGGTGCACGCGGGCGTGGTGGCGCGGGTGGCGACGGCCGACCCGGTGGCGGCGATGGACTACCTCGCGCGGAACCGGGACCAGATCAGCGGCCCGACGCTGGCGCGGCTCGAGGCGGAGCTCGTGCCGGTGGCGAAGGCGTACCGCGGCCGGCAGGCGGGGGCGCAAGCGTTCACGGGCGGCAACGTCGAAGAAGCCATGCGGCTCGCCTCGACCACGCTCGGCATGAATGAGGTGCAGCAGCGCGACGCGCTGACGCAATACATGCGCGACGGTGGGCAGAACCTCGACCCGGCAGTGACGGCCTGGTGCGCGGCCTTCGTGAATGCCACCCTCGCCAAGGCAGGCTTCCAGGGGACGGGCTCGCTCATGGCGCGCTCGTTCCTGGATTGGGGCCAGCCTGTCGCCAGCCCGCAGCGCGGCGACATCGTGGTCCTCGATCGCGGCAACCCGCCCTACGGGCACGTCGGTTTCTTCGACGGCTACAACGACGACGGCACGATCCGCATCCTCGGGGGGAACCAAGGCGACGCGGTGAGCATGGAGGGCTACGACCCGAAGAGCGTGCTCGGCTTCCGCCGGGCGCCAGCGGGCGGCACGGGGATCGAGAGCCTCCTGGCCATCGAAGACCCGACTGAGCGCGAGGCGGCGTTCGAGGAGTATTCCCTTCGGTCCAAGATCGCCGAGGGCCAGCAGAAGGCGCAGGTTGCCGCCGCGCAGCAGGGCGCCTACGAGCACGTCCTGCAAGGCGGGCGGATCGCGGACCTCGACCTCGAGACGCAGCGCCTCCTCGGACGCGAGGAGTTGAACGGGCTCCGCGCGCTGGAGGGAAACCTCGCGAGCGGAACCGTGATGGAAACGCGCGACGCGGACTTCGTGGAGATGATGGACCTCGCCACGAACCCGCGGCGCAAGCAGGAGTTCCTCGCCACCTCGCCGCTCACATGGGCGGGCAAGCTCGACCGGACGGACTTCGAGCGGTTCGTGCAGATGCAGACCGAGGCGCGCTCGGGCAGCGTCACCGCGCCGAACGTCTCCAGTGTGCTTTCGACCGCGGACCCCGCGCTCCGCGCCGCCGGCATCGTGAAGACCGAGAACCCCGACGAGTACGCGCGCTTCCAGAGCACGATCACGCGATGGGCCACGGCGAACCCGGATCTCGCGGCGAACCCGGTGGAGCTCGACAAGAAGATCAACTCGCTCCTGGTGCCGGTTGTGCTGAACCGGCCGGGCATGTTCAATGAGCAGAGCGGGGCGGCGTTCCAGATCGACTGGAACGGCAAGCCTCTCGACCCGACCGACGACGTGACCGTCGACGACGTGCTGGACGGCTCGCTCAAGGTGAACGGGGAGACGGTGCCGCGCGAGGTGCTGGAGCAGTTCGCGACGGAGTTCGTGCGGACCTACCGGCGCGATCCGACCCCGCAGGAGATGGTCGAGGCGATCATCGACTCGGGCGCCTACGACTGAGGGGCGCATGGCTGACACCTTCATCGCCGACTACTTCGCCCGCAGGAAGGAACGCGAGGCCGCCCAGGTGGCGACCGGCGCGCTCTTCGGCACCATGTCCCCCGAGGAGGCCACCGAAGGGCTCCAGATCGGGCAGGAGCTCGGTGTTCCGCCCGGCGTGGTCACGGCCGCGCCCGACATCTTCCGCTCCCGCCTTGCGCAGCAGCGCGCCACGACGGCGCTCACCGACGCGCCCCTCACCTCCGCCTGGCTCCGCGACCCCACGAACGGCGCGCTCGCCAAGGATGACCTCGACAACCTGACGTGGTTCGAGAAGGGTCTGCGCGACTTCGCGGGCGTGGGGGGCGCGCTCCTCGACACGCAGGCGGGGCGCGGGGTGGAAACCGGCGTCATGACCGCGGGCAAGCTCGGCGAGGCCACGGCCTCCATACCGGACTCGATCCGCCTCGGATGGAACAACCGGCTCCTCACCGCCTTCGACGCAGCGCAAGGACTGCCCGAGGGATCGACCCGGGCGGACATGGCGCAAGCCCTCGGCTCCGACCCGATGGACCTCCTCACCGACCTCGGGATGCAGTTCCTTGAAGCCTCGCCCGAAGAGCGCCAGCGCCTCGCCGCGGCCGCCACCGAACAGGTCACGCAGAGCCAGGAGGCGATCGACTGGTTCACCGCCCGCATCGGCGAGTACAACGCCCACATGCAGGAGACGCAGGGCCGCGTCGCCAACTTCACCGACATCGAGGACGCCAAGGGCTTCGCCGACTGGCTCGCCTTCAACACCGGGCAGGCGATCCCGCTCCTCGCCGTCACCGCCGTCGCGGGCCTCATCGGCGGCGGCGCGGGCGTGGCCGGCGCGGGCTATGCGATGGGCGTGGGCGACATCCAGTCCACGCTTCTGGAGAAGGGCGTGCCCGACCGGCCCGACCTCGCGCTCTCGGGCGCCGTCCCCTACGCTGGCCTAGAGCTTCTCGGCCCCGCGGCGCGTCCGTTCCGGGGCGTCAGCACCGCCACGCTTGGCTCTGTGGCCGAGGGCTACTTCAAGCGCCTCGGGCGCGAGGTGCCTGCGGGCGCGATCGAGGAGTTCATCAACGAGGCCGGGCAGGCGATCATCACCGACTACGTGACCGCAGCCGGAACGGGCGTCGATGTCGAGTTGACGGACGAGAAGCTCCTCGACTGGTTCAACGAGGGGATGGCGGGCATGGCCGGCGGGGCGGCCGTCTCCGTTGTCACGACCGCGCTCGACCGGCAACTGCGTCGCGATGCCGAGGCGGCCGGGAATGCGGGCGGCACCGCAAACCGCTTGGCCCAGATCGACCAGATGGCCACGACATCGAAGTTGCGCGAGCGGTCCCCGGAGAAGTTCCGCGAGGCGCTCGACGCGCAAGGGCTCGACGGCAACGTGGTCCTTGTTCCGGCGGACGGGCTGCGCGAGTTGTTCCAAGGGCCGAACGGCGAGATGGACCCGGAGGCGCTCCGCACGCTCGGCATCGACCCCGACACCTTCGAGGAGAGGGCCGCTGCCGGGCAGGACGTGGCCGTGCCGCTCTCCAACTACGCCGCGCATGTCTCGGGCACCGAGGCCGCCGCGTGGTTCGCCGAGAACGGCAAGACGAGCCCCGACGAGATGTCCCTGGCCGAAGTCGCCATGTTCCGCGAGACGATGGGCGATCAGTTCATGGCCGCGCAGGAAGAGGCGATGCGCGCCGCCGAGGAGGGCCGCGCCGTGGCCGCCTCCGACCAGCAAGTCTACGACGGCATGTTCCAGCAACTTCGCGATGCTGGCAGAACGCCCGACGTGGCGGACAGGGAGGCGCGCGTGTGGTCCGCCTTCTTCCGCACGATGGGCGAGAGGTACGGAGCCGACCCGGCGGAATTGGCCGCACGGTTCGGCGTGGTTGTTCGCGGGCCGGACCAGGCGGGGCTCCCTCCCTCGCCCCCCGCGGACCAGGTGGCGCCGGATCGCGGGAGCGTGCCTGCTCCTCCCGCCCCGGCGCCACCGACGAATGACGTGGCGATCACCGCCTCGGGCCGCGAGGTGCCCGTGCAGTTCCGCGTGGTCGACGCGGGCGCGCTCGTCACCTCGCAGATGGACGACGGCCGCCGCAACCCGGCGTTCCCGGCGGAGTTGCAGCCCCGCGACCGGACCCGTGACACGTCGATGGAGCAGATCCGGCGCATCGCGCGGAACCTCGACCCGCGCCTCCTCGGCCCGAACCCCTCCGCCGCTGACGGCGCCCCGATCGTCTCCCCCGACGGCATCGTCGAGAGCGGCAACGGCCGCGTGCTGGCGATCCGGCAAGCCTACGGCGCCTTCCCGGAGCGGGCGCAGGCGTACCGCGCCTACATCGAAAGCCTCGGCTACTCGACCGAAGGGATGACGGCGCCCGTGCTCGTCCGCGAGCGGCAGGGCGAGATGGACACGGAGTCGCGCCGCGCCTTCACGCGCGAGGCGAACGAGCGGTCGAGTCTCGAGCTCTCCGACACCGAGCGCGCGATGGCCGATGCCGCGGCACTCCCCGACGACGCGCTCGCGCTCTACCAGGGCGGCGACGTGGATCTTGCGCAGAACCGCGAGTTCGTCCGCGCCTTCCTCATGTCGGCGGTCGCGGAGAACGATCAGGGCGCCTTCATCGACGCGGAAGGCCGCATGTCGCAGCGCGCGGTGCGCCGCGTGCAGGCCGCGCTCCTCGCGAAAGCCTACGGCGACGCCTCCCTCGTCGAAAGCGTGATGGAAGTCACGGACGGGAACATCAAGGCGATCGGCGGCGCGCTCATGGACGTGGCGCCGATGTGGGCGCAGATGCGGCGCGAGGCGGAGAACGGCACGATCGCCGCGGAGATGGACCAGACCGAGGCGCTCCTCGAGGCGGTCAACATGGTGCGCCGCGCCCGCGACGACGGACGCCCCGTGGCGGAGTTCGTCGGGCAGGGCGACATCTTCTCGGGGACGAGCATGTCGCCGATGGGCGAGGGCTTCCTGCGGCTCTTCTTCCGCGATCCCGAGACTATGCGCCGCCCGGCTGGACGTGTTAAGGTGGCCGAAGCGATCGGCTTCTACGTCGAGGAGGCGCGCAAGACGGCGCCGGGCATGGACCTCCTCGGCGACACCGCCGACCCGCTTGCGATCCTCGACGCCGCGAAAGGCCGCCAGTATGAAGACCCCGACGCACAAGGCCGCTTCTTTGCGCAATCCGCTCGCGGCACTGGCGACGGCGACGGCACGATCAGCGGTGACGGAGGACGACGCGAACGCACTGGCGCAGAAGGAGCGGATGGCGACGGCGCTGGTGGAACAGGCGCAGGCTCAGCCCCCGGCTCCCCGGAAGAGCTAGAGGCGCTCGTCAGGTCCGGCGCGGAGCCGGAGGTCATCCGGCAGCATCCCCTTGTGGTGGCAGCGGAAGCCGAGATGGCGATCCAGCGCCAGACCTTCACCGAAAGCGAGATGGATGGCGATGGCGCCATTGCCTTGCTTGGCGGCCGAACCTATGTTAATCCTGTGAGCGGAGAGACCTACCGTGGTCTCCGTGAGCTGTTCCCCGAACTTGACCGCGCATCGGAGGGCCTGACCAAGGGTCCGATCCGACAGGATCGCAAGGCCGTCATCCTCATGGGGCCGCCGGCCGCGGGGAAGTCCACCATCGCAGAAGGAACGATCGCGGGCCGCCTTGGTGGCCGCATCGTGGACAGCGATGAGATCAAGGCGTACATCCCGGAGTACCGGGGCGGCATCGGTGCGGGGGCAGTCCATGAGGAAAGCTCCCGCATCAACAAGGAATACATGAAGCTCGTCGTCGCGCGCGGCGACAACATCGTCCTCCCGAAGGTCGGCGACAACCCGACCAAGATGCAGCGCGAGGTGAGGGCACTCCAGACGCTCGGCTATCAGGTCGATCTGGTCCTGATGGACGTGGAACCGAAGGAGGCATTCGCGCGCATGATCGGGCGCTTCCTTGCGAAGGGGCGCCTCGTGCCACCCGACATCGCCATTTCGGCGAGTCGGAAACCGCCGGTCACGTACCGGCTCTTGAAGGAGAAGGGAGTAGCCGATGGCTACGCGCACCTCGACAACAACGTCACCTACGACCAGCCGGCCCGCGTCATTGAAGCCTTTGGCGGATCTTCCGAAAGCATTTTCGGACGTGGAGACGGTGCCGACGCCCGAGGAGGTGGAGAAGGCGAAGGCATGGCTTCGGGAGGAGGGCCTTCTGCCGAAGGAGGGCTGACCCTCAATCAGCAGATGGGGAACATCCGCGCCTCCATCGTCCTGCCGAACGGCGGGCTTGAGGCCGGGCAGACCGTTATCAACCTCTTCGAGACGGCTGATCTAAGCTCGTTTTTGCATGAAAGCGGGCACTTCTTCCTTGAAGCCTTCACGACGCTCGCCGCCGACCCGCGCGCCCCGGAGGGAATGCAGACCGACCTCGCCACGATCCGCAAGTTCCTCGGCGCGGAACCCGGCCAGCCCTACACGACCGAGATGCACGAGACTTGGGCGCGGGGCTTCGAGCAGTACCTGATGGAGGGGAAATCTCCCTCGCTCGAATTGGCCGACGCCTTCTCCCGCTTCAAGGCGTGGCTCGTCCGCATCTACAAGACCGCCCGCGGCCTGAACGTGGAGATCACGCCCCAGATCCGCGCCGTCATGGACCGGATGCTCGCCACCGACGCGGAGATCGCCGCGGCGCGCGAGGCAACCGCCATGCTCCCGCTCTTCACCGAAGCCCCGCCCGGCATGACGGAGCCCGACTGGCGCACCTATCAGCGCATGGCCCGCCGCAGCCAGGAGCAAGCCGAGCAGCGCCTCCTCGCGAAGACGATGGAGAAGATCCGCCGCGAGAAGGAAGCCTGGTACAAGGACGAGAAGAAGGCCGTTCGCGCGCAGGTCGCCGCCGGCATCAACGCCCGCCCCGAGTACCGCCTTGTCGAGATGATGGCAAACCAGAAGTGGCTCGGCGACGAGGCGCGCGAGGTTCCCGACGTGCAGATCGACCGCGACCTCCTCGTCGAGCAGTTCGGCGAAGGCATCCTCGCGGACCTCGCCCGCACCCGGCTCGGCGGCAAGCGCGCGATCTACGGCAAGCAGGGCATCCCCCCGCAGGAGGCGGCGGAGCTCTTCGGCTTCCGCATCGCGGGCGAGATGGTCGAGGCGCTCCGGGGCGCGCAGAAGCGGCAGGACGCGATCGACGCCGAGACCGAGCAGCGCATGGTCGACCTCTACGGCGACCCGTTCGCCGACGGCACGCTCGAGGAAGAGGCGCTCGCCGCGATCCACAACGAGCAGCAGGCCGCGACCAGCGTCGCCGAGGCCCGCCACCTCGCCCGGCAACTCGGCCGCCCCACGCGGACGATCAAGGCCCGCATCTACCAGCAGCGCGCCCGCATGATGATCGGGCGGATGAAGGTCCGCGACGCGATCCGGCCCGCGCAGTTCCTCGCCGCAGAGCGCAAGGCCGCGCGCCGGGCGCAGGAGGCATTCGCCAAGATCGCCCGCGGCACGGGCGGGGAACAGTCGCTCGCCGAGGCGCTCCAGGCCAAGGAGCAGCAGATCCTCAACGGCTTCCTCTACGACGAGGCGAAGAAGGTCGAGGAGTACGTTGCCAAGGGCCGCGAGAAGATGCGGCGCTACCGGAACGAGACGGTGCGGTCGAAGCTCGAGGGCGGCTACATCGAGCAGATCGACGCGCTCCTCGAGGACTACGACTTCCGAGTCCGCTCCACCCGGCAGGTCGAGCGCGCGGAATCGCTCCGCGCCTTCGTCGACCGGATGATCGCCGAGGGCCGTGAGGGCGAGCTGGCGATCGACGACCGGCTGATCGAGGAGGCGAGCCGCACGCACTACACCCGCCTCTCCGTCGACGAGTTGCGCGGGCTCTTCGACACGATCGACAACCTCGACCATCTCGGGCGGTTCAAGCGCAAACTCATCGACGCGAAGGAGGCGCGCGACTTCGACGCGACCGTCGAGGAGGTCACGGGCGCGATGGACGCGAACCTCCGCGACCGGCCGCCGAACCGGGTCGAGACGTCGGGCGAGCGCACCCGGCGCGAAGGGCGCGACCTCCTGAACCTCACGCTGAACGCCGACACGCTTCTCCGCGAGATGGACGGGCGCGAGGATCTCGGGCCGTCGTGGCGCGCGTTCAAGCAGAGCCTCGACGCCGGCATGGCGCGGCTCACCGAGCGGCGCTTCGCGATGGCGGACAAGCTCGACGAGATCTACGGCGCCTACTCCGCGAAGGAAAAGCGCGAGATGGGGAAGAAGCGCCATGTCCCCGCGCTCGGCGGCCTCTTCTCGAAATGGGACATCATCGCGATCGCGCTGAACACGGGGAACGAGGAGAACTACGCGCGGCTCACGAACCCCGACGTGCCGGGCTCGTTCACACGGGCGCAGGTGGACGCGGCGCTCGCCACGCTCGACACCCGCGACTGGCGCGTCGTGCAGGACATGTGGGACTACATCGACTCCTTCTGGCCCGAGATCGCGGAGAAGGAGAAGCGCAACACGGGCGTCGTGCCGAAGAAGGTCGAGGCGATGATGCTGGCCGACGCGCCCGCCTTCGTGACGGGCGGCTACTACCCGATCCGCTACGACAACCGGCTGTCTACCCGCATCGCGGAGCAGGAGTCGAAAGACCTCATGGACCGGATGCGCGCGGGCCGGTTCGGCAAGGCGCAGACGAAGAACGGGCACACGAAGGAGCGCAAGCAGAACGTCAAGTTGCCCCTCCGCCTCGACCTCTCCGTCGCGCATGAGCACCTCAACAACGTGCTCTACGACCTCGAGATCGGCGAGCCGGTGAACAACGCGCACAAGCTCCTCCGCGACAGCCGCGTCGCCGACACGTTCCGCCGGAAGGGCAAGGCGTCCGACTACGAGGCGCTCGAACTCTGGCTCCAGGACGTTGCCGCGGGCGACCAGGTGCGCGCGGGCTTCTGGCCGTCCACGCTGCGTCACCTCCGCACGGGCTTCGTGATCTCCCGCCTCGCGCTCAACCTCTCGACCGCGCTGATCCAGCCGTCGGGCCTCGCGCAGTCGGCCGTCGTCGTCGGCAAGAAGGCGATGGCGAAGGGGATGATTTCCTATCTCGGACGGATGCAGGGATGGGTCGAGGACGTGACTGCGGCATCGCCCCTCATGCGCGAGCGGCAGCGCACCTTCGAGCGCGACATCTTCAACGCCACGGGCGACCTGCAAGGCGGGCCGGTCGCGGGGTGGCAGAAGTTCCAGCGCGACGTGGTGATCCCGCTCTCCTTCCTCCTCATGCAGAAGGTGCAGTTCTACGCGGTCGACATGCCGACGTGGGTCGCGGCCTACGAAAAGGAGATCGCGAAGTCCGGCGACGAGGCGAAGGCGCGGACCTACGCCGACAGCATGGTCCGCAGAGCCCAGGGCTCGGGCCTCATGTCCGACCGCGGCATGATGGAGCGCGGCACGGTCGGGCGCGACTCCCGGCAGGGCGAGATCCCGCGCCTTTTCACGGCCCTCGGGTCGTACATGTTCGCGAAGGGGAACATCGCCTACGAGAAGACGGTCGGGACCAACTGGAAGAACCCCGCCGAGGTGATGACATGGGCCGTCGACATGGCGCTCCTCTTCACCTTCGAGGCCGCGCTCTATGCCGCTGTGAAGGGATTCCTGCCCGACGACGACGAGGACGAGGCGCTCTGGCTCGCGAAGCAGACCGCGCTCGGGGCGATGGGAACGCTCCCTATCGTGCGCGACGTGGCGTCGACCATGCAGGGCTTCGGCGGCGGCATCTACGGGTCGATCCTCGAGACGACGTTCGGACGGCCCGCGGCGCAGATCGCGCAGGGCGAGGCGGACAGGGCGCTCATCAACTCGCTCGTGGACGCGGGCGGGGTGTTCCTGCACCTCCCCTCGACGCAGGCGCGCTACATCATCAACGCCTTCCTCGAGGAGGATCTCGACGTGCGGAGCGACCCGTCGCCGATGACGGCGCTCGGGCTTGGCGGCGAGGGCCGGCGCTCGGTGATCGACTACCTCATGGGCGAGTAGCGGTCAGAAAACGCCCCTCCTGAGCGGGTAGCATGGCGCCACACCATAGCGAGCGCCCGCATGACCGTCTCCAACCAGATCTCGCGCAGCGGCCCATATGTCGCGGACGGGATCGTCACCACCTTCGACCGCACCTTCAAACTCCTCGCGACGACGCACCTTCGCGTCGTGCAGACGGTCAACGGGATCGACACCGACATCACGACCGGCTTCTCCCAAACCGGCGTGCCGGGCGACACCGGAACGGTCGTCTTCACGACGGCCCCGCCGAACGGCGCGAAGATCACGCTCTACCGCGCGGTTCCGCTCACGCAGTTGTCGGACTACTCCTCGCAGGGTTCCGTCGACCCCGAGGTGATCGAGCGCGATCTCGACCTCGCCGTGATGCGCCAGCAGGACGTGAACGAGCAGGTGTCCCGCGCGATCACCGCGCCGGAATCGGACGGCGCGATCGACATGCAGTTGCCGATCGACCGGGCGAACAAGTTCCTTGCCTTCGACGCCAACGGGCGCCCGATCGCCAGCGCGGGCGGCGGCGGCTCGGTCCCGATCTCGGGCTACATGGCGACCGTCGTCTCGGCCGCGAACGCGCGCACGGCGCGCGGCAGTCTCGGCATGGGCGACACGGTGTCCGTCACGGACTTCGGCGCCGTGGGCGACGGCGCGACGAACGACACGGCGGCGATCGAGGCGGCGATCACCGCGGCGGGCGTGGGCGGCACGGTCTTCTTTCCCGAGGGCGTCTACATCTTCTCGGACACGAACGCGGACGGCATCGGCCTCACGCAGCTTTCCGGCCAGACGTGGCGCGGGGCGGGGCGCGAGGGCACGATCCTGCGGCTCGCGGCTTCCACGACAGACATCGACGTGTGCATCAGGACCGCGAACTTCGCGACCGACTACGCCTTCCTTGACATGCAGATCGACGGCAACCGCGAGAACATCACGCCGGCCGTCGACCTCTACAATCACTTCTACCTCGTCATGGGGCCGCGAGGCGGCAAGCGCGGGCTCTACCGGAACCTCAAGCTGTCGAACTCCTGGGGGCGCGTGCTCCAGACCAGCGACGAGACGCAGACCGAGCTCGCCGAGGACATCATCGTCGACAACGTAGTCGTGACGAATGCCGGCACCAAGGCGATCTCGGCCACCCGGTCGAAGGGCGTCACCATCATGGGCTGCTCGGTCGAGGTCGACCCCTACACCGCCTCTGATCATCCGGGCGGCGTCGGTGACGGGAACGCGGCGAGCGGCTCGTGCTATGAGGTCAACGAGGGCTTCGATGTCGTCATCATGGGCAACCACGGGACGCAGATCGGGACGACCGTCATCGCTCCGGGCATCCGCTTCATCAACGGCGGATCGCGCATCCGGGCCTTCGGCAACACGATCGAGGACGCGAGCTACCTCGGCTTCATCCAGAACGTCAACGACGTGGATTTCTTCTCCAACGTCGGCTTCAACATCAGGGGCAACGGCATCCTGATCGCGGATGCCGATGCGACGTTGCCGACCGTCACATGCCTGCGCATCCGGGTCCACGAGAACACGATCATCGACCCGACCGAGGCCTATGTGCTGATCGTGGCGAACAAGTCTGGCTACAATGTCTTCGTTCAGGCCGCGATCTACAACAACGACTTCGTGAAGACCGGCACCGGGACGCCCACGCACGGCATCTTCAACGGCGGGGTGGCCGCGCCCGCGACCGGCGGCTCGTGCCTCATCTACGCCTGGGGCAACAGTTTCACGTCGAGCATCCCGAACCAGCGGGCGGGCGCCGCGGCGGGCGAGATCCGGGGCGACCCGGAGAACTACTGGCGCATCCTCTCGCAGTCGTCGGTGCAGGTTTCGCACACGGGAAACACGTCCGAGCAGCTTCTGGCGACGATCTCGCTGCCGGCGAACACGCTCGGGGCGAAGGGCCGGGTCCGGGTCACGGCGCAATGGAGCTTCACCAACAGCGCGAACAGCAAGACGCTGCGCGTGCGCTTCGGCGGCCAGCAGATCTCGTCGGATGTCGTCACGACGACCGACAGCTTCAAGACGCAGGTCGAGATCGGAAACCGCAACTCGGCGAGCTCGCAGGTCGGCGGGGCTCTCAACCGGACGGCCACGCCTGTCGCCCTGTCGATCAACACCGCCGCCGCATCCAGCATCACCATCACCGGCCAGCTTGCGAACGCGGGCGAGACCATCCGCCTCGAGAGCTACGTGATCGAGTACTTCCATGCCGTGTGAGGGCCGCTGAGATGCTTCTGGGCCTTGCACACAGCCCCTGCCGGCAGGAGATCCTCTCCGGAGCCTCCTTTTCCGTCTCCATCACGGGCGGCTCGTCCGACAGCCTCGGCACCTATGCCCAAGTCGGGAACCATGCGGCCATCGGCTACACCGAAACCCCGACTTCCGGCGCTGAAACGGTCAAGTGGTCGAACTCGTCCAACCCGGCGAGCGCGGCCACCTATGGCACCGGAGCAAACCCCACGGACTTCACGGCGGGCGACGCCGGAACCTTGTATCTGCATGTAACCATCGGCGCGGAGACGGTCACAAGGTCGCTTCCCATTCGCCGCGCGCCAGGCTCGGCTGCGGCCATCGCAGACGGCCAGACCTGGACCGTGGACGACACCGCCGTCAACATCAACGCGGCGGCCTCTGGAACGGGCCTCACGTGGTCCTACGCGCTCACAGGGGCGGCTGCGGGCGTCACCATCAACAGCGGCACGGGGCTTATCACAGGCACGCCCACGGCGGTCTCCAGCGGCACCGCCACGGTCACGGCGACGGACCAATATGGCCGCACGGTGCAAGACACCTTCACCTATACCGCGAGCCTCCGGGCGCAGGCCACGGGCGGGACGGACCTCGACCTCTCGTTCTCCGAGGACAGCGCGATCTCCTCGACCAACCTCATCGCCAACTGGACGGCGAACGGCAACACGCTCACGTTTGTCAGCGTCGCGCCTCCGCTCCCTGCGGGCCTCTCCATCAACTCCGCTGGCACCATGACGGGCACGCCCACCACGGTCACGGCGGACGCGACCTACACGCTGACCATGCAGGACGAATACGCCCGGCAGACCAGCGACACCTTCACGCTTGAAATTACGGCCGCTGCGGTCAATCCGACCCTCACTCTCACGGCGCAGACGGCAGGCTCTGGCGGCAACCCCGACAGCGTGTCAGCGACCTACAGCTATGCCGGGTCTGATACCGTGGACCTCTACGTGGTCACGACGAATACCGCCACGCCGCAGTCGCAGGCAAACATCATCGCAGGTTCGGGCGGCGGGATCATCCAAGGCGACAGCCAGCTTGGCTACACGGGCGGAACCATCGACCTTGACGGCTTCACGACGAACGCGGGCGTCACGCATATTCAGGCGGTCGCGGTGGAGCGGAATAACGGCGGGACTTCTGGCGTGCAGGTCATCGCAGTTACCTCCGTTGACTTCACGGCCCCGGTCGTCTTGTCGGTCGTGACCAACACGGCGGGCGACGAGTTGACCATCACCTTCGATGAGACCGTGATCGGCACGAACAATGCCGCAAACTTCACCATGACCGGGCACACGCTTTCGAGCATGGCCGGGACGGGCACGACGCGGACGCTGGCGGTATCTCCTGCAGTGGCGAACGGGGACGTGGATACGCTGGCCTACACCCCCGGCAACCTCACGAACGTGCGGGGCAATGCGCTGGCGTCGTTCTCTGGGCAGGCGATCACGAACAACGTGCCGGGCGGCGCTGGTTCGCTGTCCATCATCACGACCTCGGACGCGGAGAAGAGCGCCGCGCTTGCGCTCGTGGCCCCGACGGTGATGTGGTTCGACGCGGTTCCGTCAGGGCTTGGCGCCGAGCCTCTCGCCTCTTTGCCGCCGGTCAATCTTCCTTACTCGAACACGACCGACTTGATCCACGATGCCGCTTTTAACGAAGTCTTCTACTTCTGGAAGGTGACCACGTATCCCGCAGGATATGCGGAGAACCATGCCCCCGCTTCCGACTACAACATGCCGAACGCGTGGAGGAGCAAGCGGATCGCCTACGGGCCGCAGGTAGCTTTCTGCTTCGATGCGCCGGGCGACTATGTGCTTGAATGCTTCGCGGTCGGACCTACGGGAACCACGGCCACAGCCTCGACCAGCTTCACCATCGTTGACCCGGATACCGCCTATTCCGGCTCGGCGACTTTGTGCGTGAACCCTGCCGGGGACAGTGATTTCTCATGGGCACCTTCGGGCTCGACCAACTACAACACTGGAGCCGATGACAGGGCGGTTCTGAGCGGCGCACTTACGGCCTACCAAACTGGCACCACAAGTCGCCGCATTCTGTTCAAGCCCGGAACGACCTACGACCTCCGTGGCGCACCCCTCGGTAACTGGGGACCTATTGACACGCGGCTGCGGCACTACTTCGGCACGCCGCTCGGACAGTCACCGGCAATTCTGGACATCGGCGCAAGCGGAAATGGGCCGCGACTGGACAACTTTGGCAATCACGCCTCTGTCACGTTGTCGAACCTTCATGTCCGTGGGTCGTGGAATACGCAGGCGGGTGTACCGGAGACGGCAGACGGCTTTGCGGTCTCAAGCGACACGGGATGGAGCTTCCCGAATGCGGCGGGTCTCTCGACTCACTGCAGCGTTTACAAGCTACGCACATCCAAGGTGACATCGCCTCTGAACGTACCGTTCTTTCTGGCCGGATATACGTCAGACGGTCGCGGCGTGATGGCGCGCACGGGATTCGCGGAGTGCGATATCGAGCACTCGAACCAAACCTACGCTCTGTTCATGAATTTTCCTCGGGATGATGGCGAACCCGGGCCTACTGATCCCCGCCCGAGGGTCGCATTCATTGGCTGCAAGATTGCAAGCACCGATGATTCTCTGGAATGGCCCCAGATCGGCTATGGGACAACCCCCTGCGCCATACGCGGAACATATAGCAATCTTTATTTCGGGGCGTGCGATTATTACTACAACGGTACCGACCAGCCGCTTCTGCGCCTTCACGATGGCGGGGGAAGCAACACCCAGCGAACGCTTTGGAGCTACATCAACATGGACCGGCTGGTTCTGGAAGGGGGCTCAATAGGCCTAGCCATTCATACCTCGCCTGCGGGTTTCGCCGCTTCCGACTGGAGCAGCCCAGCGAACGTCGTGGTGGACAAGGTGCTCCACATTGTGGCCTCTGGTTCTGAGACCTCTTTCAATGGTTTTGGCCACTTTAGCTGTGGAACCTGGCGGAACATCGCTGCAATACACCCGCCTTGGACAAACAAGGCGGAGGGGAGCGTGTTCCGTTTCGCCGCCGCAAGCAATTCGGCTCTTATTACACCCGGAGCGAACAACGCTCACGACCTCGCGCATCCGAGGAGGATTTCCAACGTAACCGCCGTTTATCACGGCACCAACTCTCAACTCCAGAACGTCCTTCGCACATTCTACCTCGCGGGCACCGAGGCCGTGTTCGATGACTTTGTTTTTGAGAACAGCGTGCTGCATCACCCTGATCAGACGTTCAATCCGGCGGGCAACGTAGGACCGTTCGCTAGCAGCACCATCGCGGGAGTTACGCCGCGCTATCCGGGGCGGAATGACGCGCAAAACTTCATCACGCAGAGCCTGAGCGTCGCCAACGGCGCGACGTTCGACGTGACCTTCGCAACCATCAACGCAGCCCTGACGCGCGACACGAGCCGGGCCTACACGCAGCTTGCAGCGAGCGACCCCTACTGGACGAACAACCCGACCCACAACTTCCACTTCATTCGCCAGTCAGGGACGTATCACTACATTTACGACGGCGGGCTTGCCGTCTCGGTTCTGTCGGATCGGCTTCGGTTCACCAACAACACGGGCGGCACGCTCTCGGGCAGTTGGGAGATCTGGATCGACCGTAGGGGCCTGCATCCGGGGCCACAGGCGTCTACGGCAACTGATCCGAACCTGCATCTGTCGTGGGTGCCAGCCTCCGGTGCTGCTTCCTTCAATGGCTACACCACGGGCCTCCTCGCCCACGACGACTTCCTCGGAAACGTCCGCAGCGGGAAGAAAGACCCGGAAGCAGGGTTTGCCGTGGTGAGCGGCACGGCTGAGACGGGGGCATTCGAGGCATGAACGGGCCACGCATCACCAACGACGACCGGGGGCTGACGATCAACAAGACGCTAGCCTATGCCAGCCTCGTGGTCGCCGTGCTGAGCGTCATGAGCACAGCCTTTTTCGTGGTCCGTGGCTACCTGCACATGGACGCAAACATCGCGGCGCTGCGGGGGAGCCTCGCCGAGCAGTCGGCCAACCTGAGCGCGATGATTGCCAACCGTGACGCCTACCGCGCGGCGACTGACACGCGGCTGCGCTCGCTCGAGGAAGACCGCCGCGGCAGCGCCACTGAACTCGTCGCGCTGCGCCGTGACCTCGGAGACCTCAAGGCCGAGATCCGCGCCTTGAACGCGACGATCCTGCAAGCCCTGCGCAATGGAGGCAACCCATGACTGAACTCGTTCCCGTGCTCGCCCGGATCGGCCTGCGGTATCTCGCGGGCGCACTCGTCACTTACGGCATCCTTGCCCCGGAGGACGCGGTGTTCATCACGACCGATCCCGAGATCGTCATGCTCGCAGGGCTCGCGCTAGGGGCGGTGGTCGAGGGGGCCTACGCCTGGGCGCGGCGGCATGGAGGCGCGACGTGAAGGGCAACTTCCAGCGCGTCCTCGCCGAAACCCTCAAGCACGAGGGCGGCTGGAGCGACCACCGCCTTGACCCGGGCGGCGCCACGATGAAGGGCGTCACGCTCAAGACCTTCCGCTCCTACTACCCCGGCGCGACGAAAGAGGATCTTCGGAACATCACGGACGCGCAGGTCGAGCGCATCTACCGCGAGGGCTACTGGAACGCGGTGCGCGGGGATGACCTGCCGGCCGGCCTCGATCTCGTGGCATTCGACGCGGCCGTCAACTCGGGCGTCTCGCGCGGCGCGAAGTGGCTGCAGCAGGCGCTCGGCGTGACCGCGGATGGCAAGATCGGCCCGGTCACGCTGGCGGCCGCGAAGACGGCCGAGCCCGCCGCTGCGATCGACGCGGCAATCACTCGGCGCATGACGTTCCTGCAGGGCCTCAACACATGGCCGACCTTCGGCAAGGGCTGGACGCGGCGCGTGGAGGCCGTCAGGAGCGCCGCTAAGGGCATGGTCGCCCCTGCGACACCTGTCCCCGCCCCGGCGTCTGGAGGTTGGCTGGCGGCGCTCCTGCGGGCGCTGGCGGCGATGTTCGGGAGGAAGGCATGACCCGCATCCTCGCATGGATGCTCCCCGTCTGCCTTGGGATCGGCGCGGCGGTCCTCTACCTAACGCCGTCATGGGGGCAGTCAACGCACCAGGCGATCCCGACCGGCCCGGAGATCGGCCGCATCGTCATCGTCAACCTTGAGCAGGCCGACGACTACAACCGCTCCGAACACGTCTTCGGCGATGTGAAGGTCACGGTCCACTACACCTCGACGCCGAATTGGGGCCGAGATCCGAGGGACCGGGTGATGGTCACGGTTCCAGAGGGCTACGTCGCTATCCCGTCGGAGATCGTGCTGCCCGAAAACGAGACGATCGAGGTGGCGATCTACGAGGCGATCATCGGATGATTGGCGCGATCCTCTCCTTCCTCACCGGCGGCCTCCTCGATCGCGTCTTGTCCACCGTGGACAAGCGGATCGCCGCGGAGACGGATCGGGAGAAGATCAAGGCGGACCTCATCCGCGAGCACTACCGGACCCGCGCTGACTTCATGCGCTCGGGTGGCTTCTGGCTCATGCTGATCTTCGCCGTGCCCCTCGCATTCTGGTGGGCGGCAGTCCTGATCTACAGTGTCCTTTGGTGTGCAGGCTGCGCGTATCCGCAAGGGTGGACGATCGCAGCCCTAGCACCCCCACTAGATCAGTGGGCCGGGGCGATCATAGTCTCCATTTTCGGCGTGATCGGGCTCAATCGCTTCTCGAAGTAGTCCCGTGGCGATCAGAGAAGCCAAGGGACCGCTCTAGCTCAGATCGGTAAGCAAGAGCGTCCTCGCGGGCCTTGAAGTTTCGACGGAGCCTTCGGCCATCGCTCTGGACCTGAACCACCCATGCCGCGTCTCTCTCGCACCATGAGACGCCCGTTTTCCCAGAGGTGTTATCCGCCCGACGCTTTGCGTTCCGCTGGTTCTCGGCCTTCGTTACTACGCGAAGATTTGCGATGCGATTGTCAGACCTGTTTCCATTTAAGTGGTCGACTTCGCCCGCCGGGATCTCCCCATAGAAGATGGCCCAAGCCACTCTATGAGCCTTGAATGTGCGACCGAGTAACTTCCCCGCCAAGTAGCCTGTGCCGTGATCCGAAGCAAAAGCTGGCCTGCCGGCAAACTGCGAGTTCCATGTGTTCTTACGGTATTCGCGGCTACGCGCGGGGCTCTCACCGAACATCTCCGGCCATGCTTCGCGGAACGTCAACGCCCCGGTTTCCGGGTCGTAGTCAACCAGTCTGCGCAAGAGATGAATGTCCATGCCGAACACTAACCTGCCCGCGCCACAACCGCAACGGATGAGTGGGCCGGCATCATAATCGTAAGCATCTTCGGCGTGCTAGGGGTCGATCGGCTGCGGCGCTGATGCGTCACTCATCATCTTCCCTCCTGTGTGGGGGCTGCGGGAGGCGCGCCGAAGCTTCTGAACAGAACGCCCTGCAACGCGTTGATCTTCGGTGAGTGCCCGCACTGTTCAGCCGCGCCATAACCGCACGTCCCGGCAGCGTTTCGCGGGCTCATGACGCCACCCAGCGAAGTTCCGGGCGAGCGCCGTCGCCCCGGGCGCTACGGCTCGCGCTTCTGACGGCTGTAGCCCAAGAGCCCGCATTGCAGGGTGATCTCGGCGCACATTCGGAAGAACGCATCATCGGTGAAGTCGCTTCGCGCGGTGTTGACGATGGTCGCCACCAGCCGCGTGTTCGCTCGCGAGTAGTCCTTGCCGGCTTCAATCCTGTCGATACTTGGGGAGAAGGGTCGGCGGCTGCCGACATCCGACTTGTAGAACTCGAAGGGAATCCGAGACAAAGCGCAGCGGAAGTCCTGGTCTGACAGCATTCCCATGACGTCATCGAAGGTGAGCGAGAACTCGACCGATTGGCGCTGCGCCCTTTCCTTGGCGCGCAACAACGAACGTCGCACATCGGCGGCGGCTTCCTCCTCGGCAAGGCTGCTCCACGGTTCGGGCGGCGCTCCTGCCCGGATCGCGTGGACCTCCGCAGCGAACGCGTCGCTTCCGACCCTCGAGCGCAGCCGATACAGCCGATCGCCGGACGCGCAGAAATACTGCCCGCGATCATCGCCCACGAGGCCACGGACCACGCCGGGGATTCGGGTTGGACCGTAGTCAGCCCGAGAGAACGACCGTCGAGGCATGAACAAGTCTCCGTGCAAGCCATTGATGCTTGGTGCGCCTGCATTTTGTTCAGGCCCGTCGCCCCGCTGCCGCAACATACTGATTTTGCGGCGAAAAGGCCAGAAAAATGCAGGCTTGTGGTGCTCCTCCCGGGAGCGCCACTATCGAAATCACCCCTTGAAATCATTACCGATTTCCTCCGTTTTTGTTCAGGAGCGAATTTTCTGAACAGAATTGCGTTCCGGGTTCGTGCCGCCGAGGATGCGTTTCCGCTCCGCCGCGCGGCTGTAGTGCTCGATCTCGTCGAGACTCACGTGGCCCAACCAGGCGCCGATCTGGTGCGTCGTGCCGCCACGCTCGGCGATCTCGATCGCCCGCGCGACCCGCAGCCCGTGCGCCGTCTTCCCCTCGATTCCCGCCTTCCGCGCCGACGCGGCAAACCACTGGCTCGCGGCCTTCTCCGATCGCGAGTGGCCCTGCGCGGTGACGAGGAAGGTGAGGTGCCGGTCTGGCATCGCTTCGATGGCGGCGTGCAGGTGCGCGAGGTCTGCCGGGTCGGCGATCGCCGGCACCTGGCGGCGGAACGGCACGGCGACCTCGCCGCCGGTCTTCCGCTGCCGGTAGCAGGCCCAGCCGTCGCGGTCGACGTTTCCCTCGCCAAGGCGCACGGCGTCGTTCACACGGGCCCCGAACCAGTTGAAGATCTCGAACGCCAGCCGCTCGCGTGTGCCGACCGGCCAGAAGGCGCGGAAGCGCGCCTTGTCGTCGGGCGTCCATGGGGCGTGCTGCACGGACTTCGGCGCGGGCG